TACCAGAAGGGAAAGAAGTCTGTCATCATTGTGATAATCCTAAATGTATAAATCACCTTCATTTATTTGTAGCATCTCACCGAGCAAATTTAAATGATGCTGCAATGAAAGGTAGAACCAATAGTAAGTTAAGCCACGATCAAGCAAGAGAAATTAAAAGGTTGTGGAGTACAGGCAATTACCTTATTAAAGAAATAGCAAAAAAATACGATGTAAACCAATCATCTATCAGCAGAATAGTGAAAGGGAGTGTGCATCGTCATGCCTAAGTTAGATAACGCTAAACACGAGGCATTCTCTCAAGAGTATATTGTTGATTTTAATGGGTCAGAGGCTGCAATCAGGGCCGGATACGCTAAAGCTTCAGCTAGAATAACCGCTAGCAAGTTACTAACAAATCCTAACATTCAGGAAAGAATACAAGAATTATCCCTAGAGAGGGCTAAACGTGTCGAAATTGATGCGGATTATGTCCTTAATCGCTTGGTTGAAATAGATCAAATGGATTTTGCAGATATTCTAGGTGAGGACGGTGGATTTTTACATATTAACCAATGGCCTAAAGTTTGGCGTACATATCTTAGTGGGTTTGATATTAGCGAAATAGAAGAATATAACCCAGATAGTAAATCAAAGGAATTTGTTGGCTGGCTTAAAAAGATCAAATGGCCTGACAAGGTTAAGAATCTTGAGTTATTAGGTAAGCATACTAGCGTCCAGTGCTTTAAGGATAAGGTTGCTTTAGAGTCTGAAGGGTTAACATTAAACCTTAATTATGCTGGTAAACCTGAATAAATGGCGACTATCAACTATTACGCAGAGCCTACAGCGGTTAAATTTCATGCTAGTGATAAGGTTGTTCGTGGTTTTATGGGGCCTGTAGGTAATGGAAAATCAGTTGCTTGCATACAAGAATTACTAAGATTAGCTTGTGAGCAATGGCCTAATAGTGAAGGAATTAGAAAAACTAGATGGGCCATCATAAGAAACACTAGTTTGGAACTACGATCAACAACCCTAAATACATGGAAGCAATGGATACCTGAAACTTATTGTCCGGTAGTAATGCATCCGATGATTACAGCTAAGATGGATCAATCATTGTCAGATGGAACTAGAATGCAGTTTGAAGTGTTATTTCTAGCATTAGATAGTGATGATGATGTGCGCAAGCTGCTCTCTCTTGAGGTTACAGGGGTTTTTATTAATGAGGCTAGGGAAATATCCTACGCAGTAGTAAAGGGCGCTAGAGAGAGAATAGGGCGCTACCCTTCGGTTATTGATGGTTATCAGGATGCAGAAGCTACTAAGAAATTTCCAGCTTATACAGCTCCAAGAGATGCAGAAGGAAATCTAATCCCTTGCAAGCGTAAAGCTTTGTTAATGGATACAAACCCTTGTGATGATGATCATTGGTGGTATCAGCTAGCAGAGGAGGGGTGTAGGAGGTCTACAAGACCAGAGCATAAAGAGATTGCTAAACAGGAAACTGCAAGAATATTTGATTTCTTTAGAGGCCCAAGCCCTTTAATCAAGCAGCCTAACGGAACTTATGAGCCTAATCCTGAAGCTGAGAATATACAGCATTTGCCTGGAGGGTATCAATACTACCTCGATATGATTGCGGGTAATGATGAAGATCATATAAATGTTATGGTCATGGGTAACTATGGGCATCTTAAGACTGGCAAACCTGTTTATCCTGAATATAACGACAAGTTGCACTGTCCAGAGACAGGAATTATACCTATTAAAGGGATTCCTATAGGTTTGGGGTGGGATTTTGGTCTAACCCCTTCATGTGTGATAGGTCAGATAACTAGCTTAGGACAACTATTAATACTCGATGAGTTATTCTCTGAGGATATGGGTGTTAGGCAGTTTGCTAGGGATGTTGTTAAACCTTATTTATCTAAGAAGTATGCAGATTTTGAAATAGAGTTTTCTTTGTGTGATCCTTCTGGAACATTTAGAGGTGAGGGTGAAGCTAAGAGCGCTAGCAAAATACTTAATGATGATTATGTTGATAACAATGAGGATGGAGATATCATCGTTCCATTGAATTTAGGATTTACCACAGAAGGAGCGCCAAGTAACAACCCGACAGTAAGATTAGATGCTGTTAAACATTTTCTAACTAAGTTAGTTGATGGTGGTTATCCGGGCTACGTTTTAAATAAATCGTGCAAATACCTTAGAAAGGGTAAGATGGGAGGATATAAATATAAAAAGATTCAAATATCAGGAGAAGATAGGTACAATCTCAAACCAGACAAGAATGTTTTTAGCCATCCAGCAGATGCTGAGCAGTATTTAGCTTTAGGATATACGCGTGGTTTACATGAAGTATCAGAAGAAGAACACCAAGATGATTATAGAGAATCTAATTCGGGCGGCTATTAGTGGCTATTAAAAAACTCCTAAAACTAATCAAGACAGTCAATATAGCTGATACCATCGCTAAAAAGCAGGGCGGTGAGAATGAGCTAATGATGATCGGTCAAGATGTCATAAAGGGATTTGATGTTGATTGGGCTTCAATGGATGAATGGAAAGAGGATATTGATAAAGGTTTAGAGTTAATCAAACCTGCGAAAGGTTCAAGGAGTGAGCCGTGGCAAGGAGCAGCGAATCATAAAACACCATTGCTAATCGAGGCAAGAATTAAATTTGGTGATAGAGCATCGGAAGAGTTGCTTGCTACTAGCAATCTAGTTAAAGCTAAAGTAATAGGAAAAGACCCAGATGATGCCAAAGCTGATAGGGTGGAGCGTGTCGAAACAGTAATGAATTGGCAATTAACTGTAGAAGCTGCAAGTTGGGTAGAAGAGCAAGAAAAGCTACTTTACAACGTAGCAGACCAAGGACATATTTTTAAGAAAACGCTATTTGATGCCTCGCTAGGTCATAATGTATCAGAGGTAATAAGCTATCCTAACTTTGCTATCAATCAAGCAACAAAAACATTAGATAGTGCATTAAGGTTTACTCAAAAAGTATTTAAAACGCCGAATGAGATTGTAGAAATGATCAATTCCGGTATTTGGCGGGATATAGATATAGAGTTTGGGGCTTTGTCCACTTCTAATGACGATAGTATAGAAAAAACAGCATCAGAAGATGATTTAACAGAATTCTTTGAACAGCAAACATTGCTTGATCTTGATGGTGATGGTTATCAAGAGCCCTATATTGTAACTGTACACGCGGCATCTGGCACTGTAATGAGGATTAAATCGCAAATATCATTAGATGGTATATTTGTTCGTGATGATGATGGGGTAACTTTATCAGTCGATAAGCTCATTTTAAAAGATGAGAATGGTGATTTTGTACTTGATGAAAATGAAGAAATACAATTAATTGAACCAGAAAAGAAACGAATCATAGTTAAAATTTCAAGAGATGAGAATCTAGTCAGTTATTCATTCTTAACTAACCCACAATCAGAGTTTTTGAGCGTTGGTTATTTCCATCTTTTAGGCTCTTATGCTCAAGGAATAAATACCACCACAAACCAACTACTTGACGCTGGAACATTAGCAAACTTGCAGACAGGTTGGCTTGCAAAGGGATTTAGAAAAAAAATGGGCGATATGAAGATGGGGCCAGGTACTTGGCACCAAACCAATTTAAGCGCCCAAGAGTTGCAAACTGGTATTTTACCTGTTCCTTTCAAAGAACCTTCGGGAACGCTGTTAAATCTAAATCAAGGTTTAATGAATGAGGCTCAAAGATTATCATCAACTACTGATTTAGGCTCAGTTCTTGGCACTAATACGCCGGCGGCTACTACACTAAGCTTAGTGCATGAACAACAGCAATCGGTTGGGGCTATAATTCTTAGAATGTATCGCTCGATGTGCAAGGAATTTGCCATTTGGTATCGTTTAAATGCAAAATTTATGGACCCAGAGCAATATATGATTTTGGTTGATGACCAAGAAGCAAATCCTTATGTCGATTTCAATACTCAAGATATGGATATTGTACCGAGTGCAAACCCAAGGAACAGCAGCAAAATACAACGAATACAAAAGGCCCAAGCAGAATTATCCGTAATGCCTCAAATAGAACAAACCGGAGGCAATGCTAAAGAGGTTGTAGAGTCCTATTTAGAGGCTATTGGTAGTGAGAATTTAGAGCAGATTTATCCAGAGCTTACAGAAGAGCAGCAAGTAGCGGCTCAGAAAGAGCAAGAACGACAAAAACAACTACAAGAAATGCAAGTTGTAGTTCCTTTAGAGGCTCAGGCGGCGCTAGGTCGTGCAGAGGAGCTAAAGGCTAAAGCTAGAGTGCTAGAGGCTCAGGCTAATCTAATGAAGACACAAGCAGAAACAGGGCTGACTATAGCCAAAACAGGAACAGAGAGAGCTAAAACAGAGCTGACTATAGAACAGGCAGAGACAGAAGCCACTAAGAACGCCACAAGTATTGTGGGAACAGAGTTAGATATAGAGAAAGCAAAGCGCGAGGCTGAGCTAGTAAATATTGACAGAGGTCAAAATAATGGAAATAACCCAGAGCCAAATACAGGAATGGTTTAGTAGTCCCGTATCAAAGTACTATTTCGATACAGTCAAGGACGCAATTGAATCCTACAAATCAAAACCCCGCTACATTCCCCGCGATATCAATGGAAATATTATAACCGCGACCGCTTGCGCGTTAGAAAATGCACATATCCAAGGAGCAATTGAAGCCTTCGAGGAAATTATAAATTTAAAAGGGGAGATGATAGATGAACTTGATGCCTAAAGGAGATCACATTTTAGTCAAGCTAGTTGAGGTCGAGGAAAAATCAGCGGGAGGGATTATAATGGGAACTCCCAACGAGTTAAACAGGGAGCAGGCCGGCCAATACATAGCAAAAGTTGAGGAAATAGGGCTATTTGCATTCTCAGAATGGGAGAATTTAGGCGATACCTTGCAGGAGCGTTGCGATTATTATGGCGTAAATGTTGGTGATACTGTTGTATTTCATAGATATGACGGCTTACAAATAGCTTTAGATGAGTATAAAAATCATAGATTAATACCTAGCAATTGCATCATTGGCAAACTGGAGAAATAAAATGGCAGAAGCAGAGAAAACAGAGGAATTAGGCGGCTTGGGTGAGGGTGAGGCTACCCTACTTGAAAATGATGGTCTTGATAATAATGAAGATTTAGACCTAGGCGACCAAATGCCTGATGTTGAGAGACAAGCTA